GAATTCTTCTCTTTACTTAGGTTACAATTTATTTCTTGCATACCATGCATCTGTATTTAGTCTAACACAAAACTATTCTGGCCCCTACCACTCCTATGCTGGGGAAGGTATTCGGATAAAACCAATATCTACCATCATAAAGTCGTAAGCCCACTATGGTTTCTTGAGTATTAACATAGATCGGAGATATTCATATATGATATCTCTACTCTTGACTTTGCTCATATTAGACTAAATAAAGAGCTATATCACGATACAAAGATTATGAGTAATAAGGTCTTGCTTTTAAATAAGACAAGTTACCTCTACGACCCATATTTTCTAATATGTATCTAAATATAGGAGAAGCCTTTTCTCGAGCCATTTCAGAACGATTGCTCTTAACGACACCAATACTTCACAATCTACGATATGACTCTACTCTTTCTAATAGTAGAAGAGCATTAGGCACATCTAGGTTATGAATCTTGGCTTGTTTAATAGCAATCTTTTCGATTGTATCAACCATATCACTAGGGTCATAATCTGACCTATTATTGTGAAAATGGGACACTAGTCATTCACTAGGTGAGATGATTAAATCATCATCACTAACAGAGAAAGAACCGAACAACTTAGAAGTTAATGGTTTAACCCATTGCTCATAGTTACGTTCGACTTTCTTTGCTTCTGAAAGACAGTGTAGTACAATCATATCTGAAAGTAAAAGCTCATTCTCTTCAGCCAAATCTTCACGATCCTCTTGATGAGGAAGTGTGAAGGAGTGCCTCTCTTTCCCAGAGAGCTCTCAACATAACCCTTTAAGGTTGTTTAAAAGCGACTGAGTAGGAAGAGACACTGGACTATCCAAGTCCCACTCTTCATTACGATAATCGCATAAACACATCAATATATCTTTCAGCGTTAATCTTCCTGAATTCAGGAAGTAACCTAATAGAGATATTAAAGGGATTATTAAATCATTATTTGATTTAAAATCAAAACGACTAATGACCGCCTTAAGAACAGAATTTGTTCTAATAAGACCTAACTTGGAAAAATAAATTAAATTATTAATCCGAGCCGCCATCGATGATTCAGAAATAAGCTGTTTAAGACTTATCGCAGAAACATTAACAGAGTCACATATCATTCTTTTAGCGAATTCGAAACTTGGGCGATTTGGAGATACAATTGATTTAGACAAGTTTATAGAAACTCCTAAATCTTTTGCTATCTCGAGATAGACCCTAGCTAATTCAGAATCGAAT